CTTGTGCGGCAGACCAACGCCGAGAAGGATCTGCGCCTTCAGATGCTCCAGAAGCAGAACGAAGAGCTTATGCAGCGCCTGTCTGTGGTGGAGCGCAAGACCCACTCGGCTGATCTGGCCCGGATTGACAAGGCGATTGAGGAAACCGAACTTCGGGTTAATTACGCCAAGCTGAAAATAAATGAGGCGACAAAAGCCCAAGACGGCGACGCCATGGCTAAAGCCCAAGAAATGTGGCTTGAGGCCCGTCAGCAGGCAGAAACGCTGAAAAACCTTAAACGGCAGGCGGCTCAGCCGCGCCAAGAGGCAAGCATTCCCGATCCCCGGTTGCAGCGTTTGGCTGCCCAGTGGATGGAGCGCAATCCTTGGTACAAGCCTGACGGTAAGGATTTAGACAGCAAAGTCGCAAAACAGGTTGATGAAACGCTAGCTGCCGAGGGGTGGGATCCTACTTCCCCAGAATATTGGGAAGAGTTGGATAACCGCTTGCAGAAATACGTTTCTCACCGATACAATGAATCTACCGACGAGAGTCCAAACTCGCGGAGTAAACCAAGGGGAATCGTGACTGGATCAGGACGCGAATCAGCCGCAAGGGCCGGTGGCAAAAACACCTACACCTTGTCTCCCGAACAAGTTCGGGCGATGAAGGATGCGGGTTTTTGGGACGACCCGGAAAAGCGGAACAAGATGATTAAGCGTTACGCGATGGAAGCACGTCAAAACCAAGGATACAGGAGCTAAACCATGGACTCTCGTCTCAAAAAATCTCTTCAGGCCGGTGGTCGCCAAGATCGCGCAAGCGAGGACGCTTCCCGCCGCCCCCCTGAGGAAAAGTTCGCTACTTCGCAGGAGCGTCGCAAGATGTGGAGCGATGAGTGGACGCAATCGGCACTACCCAAAGTCCCGGAAATTGCGGGATGGCACCTGTGCTGGCTTTCAACAACCAACAGTTACGACACCATCGACAAGAGGATGCGTCTTGGGTACGTTCCCGTGAAAGCGGATGAGTTACCCGGGTACGACAACTATCGCGTCAAGGCGGGCGAGCATGTTGGGTACATCGCATGCAATGAGATGCTGCTCTTTAAGTTGCCGATGGACATCTACCAAGAGGTCATGACGCACTTCCACTATGAGAAGCCCCGCGAGGAGGAGGAGAAGATCCGAGTCCAAGTGGAGAATCTTCAGGGTGCGAGAGACAGCAACGGCAAGCGTCTTGTGCAGTTGGAAGGCGACGGGCTGGGTCGTTTCGATCAATCGCAAACCAGTGCCCCCATTTTTGAGGGCTAATCTTTGATTGGAGCAAGACAATGTCTGCAACTAATGCTCCGTTCGGTCTGCGCCCCGCGTTCCACCCTTCTGGTCTGGATCGCGCAACGGCGCTGGCTGACGGTATTACCTCGGGCTACGGCTCGTCTATCCTGAAGGGCCAACCGGTCAAGTACGACACCGCTGGCGTCATTCTTCCGGCTGCTGCCGGTGATTCGTTCGTTGGCGCCTTTGCTGGCGTTGAGTGGACGGATACCACCGGTCGTCGTCGCGTGTCGAACTACTGGCCTGCCTCTACGGCTTACCAAACCGGTTCGTGCGTTGCCTATTTCTACAACGATCCCAACATCGTTTATGAGATTCAGGCTGACGGCTCGCTGGCCCAAACGTCAATTGGCGCTGAGGCTGACCTGAGCAACACGACCGCTGGTTCTACGACCACGGGTCTGTCGGCTGCGACGATTTCCACCACTCTGGTGGCATCGCCGAACACCGCTCAGATGCGTATCGTGAATCTGGCTCCGTACCCCGACAACGCTTGGGGTGATTCTTACACCATCGTCCGTGCAACCATCGCCGAATACCAATTCGCCGGTGTCGCGGGCACCGCTGTTTAAGGAGGGCTAAATCATGGCAGCCCCGATGCGTAGTACAGACTTTCGTTCCATCGTTGAGCCTATCCTCAACGAGTGCTTTGACGGAGTCTATGACCAGCGTGCCGACGAGTGGAGCCGAGTGTTCCGCGAGCAAGAAGGCATTCCCCGTAACTACCACGAAGAGCCGGTTCTGTACGGCTTTGGTGCGGCGCCGCAGATGCCTGATGGCACTCCGGTCACGTACCAACAGGGTGGTGTGCTGTTCCTCAAGCGTTACGTTTACAACGTATATGGTCTGGCGTTCGCGCTGACCAAGGTGCTTGTTGAGGACGGCGATCACATCCGTATTGGTCAGGTCTATGCCCGCCACCTTGCTCAGTCGCTGATTGAGACCAAGGAACTGCTTGCTGCTAACGTGCTGAACAACGCCTTCACCGGCGGCCAGTACGCTGGTGGTGACGGCGTGGCCCTGAACAGTGCTTCGCACCCCATCGTGAACGGTACTTTCAGCAACCTGCTGACCACCGCTGCAAACCTGTCGCAGACCTCGCTTGAGCAGATGCTCATCCAGATCCGTCAGGCGGTGGACAACAACGGCAAGAAGATTCGTCTGGTGCCCCGCCAACTGGTGGTCGCCCCGGGCAACGTCTTCCAAGCCGAAGTGCTGCTGAAGTCGGTTCTGCGTGCCGGTAACGCGAACAACGACATCAACCCGGTCAAGTCGATTGGCTTGCTGGATGAGGGTGCCGCTGTTCTGTCGCGTCTGACCTCGTCCACCGCATGGTGGGTGCAGACCGACGCACCGGAAGGCATGAAGCTCATGATGCGTCGTCGTCTGGAGAAGACGATGGAAGGTGATTTTGAGACCGACACCATGCGGTACAAGGCCACCGAGCGTTACGACGTGGGCTTCACTGACCCGCGTGCGATGTACGGCACTCCCGGCGTCTAAACCTAGCGGGGGCTTCGGCCCCTGCTCCATATAAGGAGAAGACAATGGCACAGACCTACATTGGTTCTACGCTTCGCACTGGCTCCGGCACTCTGACCGATACCACCGATGGTGGCTTCGTTGTCGTGAGCCAGACCACGACCGCTACGACTGTGGCGGCAGGCACTGCTGTAACTAGCACCATCACCATCCCCGCAGATTCGCAGATCATTGATTTCTACATTGATTGCACGACTCTGCCGGTGGCTGGCGCTGGTACTGCTACTGCTGTGAATGCCACTATTGGTACGGCGGCTGCTGGCACTCAGTACCTTTCGGCAACCGATGTGATCTCTGGTGGTCGCGCTGCGCTTACGTTTACTGCGGCTCAATTGACCGCAATGAGCGCCGTGGGCAGCAGCACCACCGTGGCATTCACTATTGACCCGAACGGTACGGTCTCGACCACTCAGGGTGTTTATCGCCTGACGGTGGTCTACGCTCAGAAAGTTTGAGGTACATCATGGGCCAATTCAAACCGATGGTCAAAATGATGACCACCGAGCCTTCGGTGGAACTCAAACTCAAGAAGGGCGGCGCTGTCGCTAAGCCGAAGAAGATGATGAACGGCGGCGTGATGGGTGGTCTTGCTGCTGCACCGGCTCCCGGTGCGCGTGGTGGTATGGCTCCTGCTGCACGTCCCGCTCGTCCTGCTATGGCTAATCGTCGTCGCGCCATGATGGGTCGCCCCATGATGGCCGAGGGTGGCGAAACCAAGGCCGAACATGCTTCTGAAATGAAGAAGATGGCCGCCACCTCCGAGAAGCTAGAAAAGCACGCCTCCATGCCCGCGTCCAAGGCCCACAAAGGTCTGAAGACGGGCGGTGTGGTGATGGGCCAAGGCGGCTTCAAAGAAGGCGGCGCGGTACCCAAGAGCGGCATCCTGCCTGTGTCTGAGTCTGAGCGTGGCGCAAAAGGCTACGAGAAGACCAAGATGCACACCGCGGAAGGTGGCAGCCACACGCCCAAGAAGACCGGCGAGGTCAAGATGGGCAATGCTGGCGGCTACAAGAAGGGTGGCAAGGCTTGCTACGCCAAGGGCGGCGGCGTGGAGGGTAATGTCTCTACGTCCAAGCCCGGTGTGACCAATACCACTACTGGTGAGGTCAAGAAGGCGAACGCTGGCGGCTACAAGAAAGGTGGCTCCGCAAAAAAAGCCTACGCCACGGGGGGGTCTGTTAACGACTCCGGCCACCCCGTGGCCTATCCGAAGAAGCCTGCTTCTGCTCCCGTCAAGAACAATCTTCAATCTGGCACCTTCAAAAAAGGCGGCAAGGTGAAGATGAACGAAGGCGGTAAGGTGGATCTCTCCAAGGGCGCCTATGACAAGAGCATCGGCCCCTCGGAGGAGGAAATGGACATGGCCAAGACCATTCGTGACATTCCGGGGCGTATGTTCCGGGGTGCAAAGCGGATGCTTGGTATGGACAGTGCTCCTCCTGCTGGCAGCGTGACCAAGACTGAAAAGTCTGTGACGGTTGCTCCTGCCAAGAAGCGCGGCGGATCGGTTAAGTGCTGAACCAAGTGGGGGCTTCGGCCCCCGCTTTTCTTTGAGATTGAGACATGAAAGTCCAAACTGTTTCCAAGACTGGCACTGGCTCTAGTTCTGCTTTGGTCATGAACACCAACATCAGCCCGTTCAACGTGGGCTTTGGTGTGATTGCGACCGGAACTGTGGACTACACCGTCCAGCATACGTTTGACGACCCCGCTGTGGGTTTTTCTACGTGGTTCTCTCATCCCACCGTGGCTGGTGAGACGACCAATCAGGACGGCAACTATGCTTTCCCTGTGACCGGCATCAAGGTTCTGGTGAACTCTGGCACTGGCACCGCAACGCTCAAGCTTGTTCAAGCGGGCATCTGATCATGCCCGTTGGGTACAGTTCGGTCGCCAACCAAGCGAATACCAGTGATGGTTTTGCGCTCGGTGTTGGGGCGCAAAACGTCATTGGCGGGACTGACTTTGGCCTTGACGTTGGAGATGATGGGGTTGTAGACGTATACGGTTCTGTACCGGTCACGACCTTCTACATCGCAGACGAGACCTCCCCGGGTTATGTGCTGCAAGAAGATGACAACAAAATCATTCTGGAGTCGTCGTAATGGCTGACCAAAAAATCTCCGCAATGCCTTCAGCGGCTACGCTGACTGGCGCAGAACTGATTCCGCTCGTTCAAAGCGGAGCCAACGTCAAGACAACGCTAGACACGCTCCGCGCATTTGACAATGCGTATGGCGGCTTCAGTGATAGCACGGATCAGACGGGCAACATCTCTGCTGGCACCGTTGTGACGTTCAACACCACGGATGTGGCGGATGGCGTCACGCTAGTTGACAACAGCAAGATCACGGTGCCCAGCGCTGGTAAGTACAACCTCCAGTTCAGCATTCAGTTCAAGAACACAAATAACGCGCAAGATGACGCTACGATTTGGCTGAAGATCAATGGATCTGATCTTGCCAACTCTGCCACCCAGTACACAATTCCTGCGCGTAAGAGCGCCGGTATTTTTGGGTATGGCGTGGCTTCGTTGACGTTCTTGCTTGATCTGAATGCCAACGACTACGTGCAAATCTTTTGGGTGCCAACAAATGTCTTGGTGAGCATTGAGCACTTGCCTGCCAGTGTCTCTCCAGCTTATCCGGCAATTCCCTCCATCATTGCGTCAATGATTCAGGTGGCCTAAATGCCTGCCAAGTCCAAGGCTCAGTTTCGTCTGATGAAGGCGGCTGAGAACAACCCGAAGTTCGCCAAGAAAGTTGGGATTCGTCCTGACGTGGCGGCGGAGTACACGCAGTCCAACGTGAAAGGGAAAGCGTATGGGAAACTTCCTGAAAAAATGGCTAAAGGCGGCCCGAGCTTGGCTATCGGGCGTGGTGAGAAGCTTCCAGCGGAAAAAGGTGCAGGTCTCACCGCCAAAGGACGCGCCAAGTACAACCGGGAAACCGGATCAAACCTGAAGGCGCCTCAACCTGAGGGTGGAAAGCGCAGGGATTCTTTCTGTGCTCGTATGGGGCCGGTGGCTGAAAAGAGCGAAAAAGGCTCTCGCGCACGGGCCTCCATGAGGCGCTGGAACTGCCCGGGTTGGTAGGAGGAATAGATGGCCTACTCAGACACCTACGGACAGGTCTACAACGTCCAGACGGTTATTGATCACGCGGCTCGTCGGTGCGGGAAACTGGCCGAAGAACTGACTTCTGAGCAGCTTTTGAGCGCCCGGGAGTCGCTTGGCTTTGTTCTGTCCAACCTGATCAACATCGGCATCCAGTATTGGGCTATTAAGAAGGAGGTTATTGGCCTCCAGATGGACAAATACATCTACACCCTGCCTGTTGGGGCTAACGATGTACTGAATGCCCTGTATCGGACGATGAATCGGCCCTCTGGCAGCTACACGACGAGCGCTGGAGGCACGGTTTCTAACGTCTCGGACAACGATGTGGACACCTTTTGCCAGCAAACCTCGGCAAACGGCAACATTTCGGTCAATTTTGGGACGGATAACCCGATTTATGCGGGTTCTATTGGCCTTTTGCCCTATGTTGCGGGCGGTGGAAGTGCAACTTGGTCGCTAATCCTCGAATTTTCGACCAATGGCAGCACTTGGAACACGCTAGACGACCTCGGAACGGTGGTTGTGACCGACAACCAGTGGATTTGGACGGATATTGACCCCGGCCAGACCGTTCAATACTACCGGGTGAGGGCTTACAACAGCACGACGCTGGCTTTGCGTGAGTTTTACGTGGGAAATAACTCCCGCGAGATCACGATGAGCCGTCTGAACCGCGACGACTACACCAACCTGCCTAACAAGAACTTTACGGCCAACCAGCCGTACCAGTTTTGGTTCAATCGGACGGTTCCGCAGCCAGAAATCTATCTCTGGCCGACTCCGAGCGATCCGTTCGTGCAGATGACTATCTGGTACAGCAAGCAGATCATGGATGTGGGCGATCTGACGGACGAATTGCAGATTCCGCAGCGCTGGTATCTGGCCGTGGTGAACATGCTAGCCCATCAGATGGCCATGGAGCTTCCCGGAGTGGACGTGAACCGCCTTACGTACCTTGAGGGGCAGGCAGAGAAGACGCTAGCGCTGGCTGAGGCCGAAGAGCGCGACAAGTCGCCAATCTACTTCGCGCCGAACATCAGCGTGTATACCCGGTAATCATGGGCATCTTCCTCGACACCATCGGCAACGCTTCGGTAGCGATCTTCATTTGTGATCGCTGCCGGATGAAGCGCGCCATGGATGAGCAGATGCCTGACCCGAACTTTGCTGGGTTGCGGGTATGCCAACAGGGGTGCGCTGACCAGAAAGATCCGTATCGCCTTCCTGCAAGGCAGACGGAGCGAATTAACCTGAGGTTTCCGCGTCCGGATGTGAGTGTTGCTGTTGATCCGAACAACCTTGTGACGGACAATCAGGGGGATTACATCATCTCTACTGAGGGCAATACCGATACGCCGGAAAACAATGGCAACCTTGATGGAATTGCGGTGAACAATGGCTAATCAAACCATCTCTCAATTGCCAGCGGCAGGGCCAATTACCGGAACGGAACTTGTCCCGATTGTTCAAAACGGTGGCACTTATCACACCACCGCCGCTGCTTTGGCGGGTTCTCCGGTTCAGACTCAGACTTTTCTGACGCAGGTCAACGAGCCGACGCTTAACAACAGCCGATATCTGTCCACGGACGGGAATTTGTCGCTGACGGATGGTGGAGCGCAGTCTTTCTTGCGGATCAACCTGACGGGTGCTGCGGCTAGTCTGAACTCTGCGGGGAACGGCTTTCAGGTTAAGACGGGCCTGACAACGGTTGTCCCGCGGACGATCACGGTTAGCACTGCTGGCATCTCCATCTCCAACGGGGACGGGGTATCTGCTAACCCGGCCATCTCGCTGACTGGGCAGGTTCTGAGCCTTGCCAACGCCTCTGGCCCGGGTCTGGTAGCGTTGCCGAACAACGGCTCGGTGGTGCCCCGGTCTATCCAAGGGACGGCCAACGAGATTGATGTTGCGGACGGAAGCGGCGCCGCGGGCAACCCGACGATTGGTCTGGCTGATAACCCGGTGCTTCCGGGTACTGCTGGCGCGGTTTTGCCTTCGGGGACGAATGGACAGCGCCCCGGGCTGCCGACCGCTGGTACTGTCAGGTACAACACCACATCGCAGCGCCTAGAGGGCTACACGACCGGCTGGCAGAACTTGGGGACGGGTGATGGCACCGTCACCTCGGTTGACGCTTCTGGCGGCACGACGGGTCTGAGCTTTACTGGTGGCCCGATCACCACCTCTGGCGTTCTGACCCTGACGGGAACGCCCACCAAGGCAACCAACGTAGCGGGTGGCGCAGCAAACAAGGTGGTCTATCAGACCGCTTTGGACACCACCTCGTTCATTGATGCGCCCGTTAGCTCTGACACCTTCCTGAAGTGGACTGGGTCTGGGTTTACTTGGGCTGCTCTGCCGGGTGCGGGCACGGTGACTTCTGTAGGGCTTGCGCTGCCCTCGGAATTCACGATTACCGGGTCTCCGGTTACCTCTAGCGGAACTCTGACGGGTTCTTGGGCCTCCCAGTCGGCCAATTACTTCTTGGCCGCACCTGATGGCGCCCCGGGCACTCCGGCATTCAGGGCGATTGTTGCTGCTGATGTTCCGACGCTGAACCAGAACACCACGGGTAATGCGGCTACGGCAACCACGGCAACCAACATTGCTGGAGGCGCTGCTGGGTCTATTCCCTACCAGACCAGCCCCGGAACTACGGCGATGCTGGTCGCGGGTAGTGGCGTGCTAGTGGGTGGATCTACCCCTTCGTACAGCACCGCCCCGACGCTGACGGGCACGAACTTCTCGGGTATCCCGAACGCCGCGCTGAGCAACAACTCAATCACGATTGGTTCTACTAGCGTCAGTCTGGGCGCTACGGCGACCTCTCTTGCTGGGCTGACCTCGGTTTCTGTCACGCAAGCCCCCACGGCCGCATTGCAGTTGGCCACCAAGCAGTATGTGGACGACGCGGTGTCTTCTGGCATCACGATCCACGCTCCGGTTCGGGTGGAAACGCCGGTTGCTTTGAATGCAACTTACGCTCCGGGTGGAACAGCGGTTACGGTGACCGATATTGTTGGCGGCACAACGCTGACGTTTAGCACCTCGCCGAGCCTGTCGGTTAACGATCAAATCGTCTTCTCCTCCACCTCCAACGGCATCGTTGCTGGTACTGCGTACTACGTTTATTCAGTACCGGCGGCGAACCAAGTCGCGCTGTCTCTGAGCTATGGAGGCCCGGAGATCACGACGCTTACCAATGGATCTGGCCTGTCTATTAGCGGGACAGTCAATGCTGGTGTGGGCGCTACGCTCACGAATGCGGGAACCAAGGCTGCGCTACAGATTGATGGGGTGACCCTGTCAGTCAGCAATCGAGTCTTGGTCTACAACCAGACCAATGCCTATGAGAATGGCGTCTATACCGTCACAACGGTGGGCACGCCTGATCCGGGGGGCACTAACTGGGTTCTGACCCGCGCAACGGCTGAAAACACCTACAAGCCGGACAGCACCTCTGGTTTGGGTCAGGGCGATTACTTCTTCGTGCAAGAGGGCGCTACTGGCGCGGGCGAGTCGTATGTCCTGACGACGAACAACCCGCTGATCATCGGCACGACCAACCTGACGTTTACCCAGTTTGCGGCGTCTCAGGTCTACTCTGCCGGAACGGGCCTAACGCTTTCTGGAACCCAATTCAGCCTGACCATCCCGGTGACCACCCCCAATGGGGGGACGGGGCTGACAACGTACACCACCGGCGACCTGCTGTACTACGCAACAGGAACCGCCCTAAGCAAGCTGGCTATCAGTACGAGCAGCTATCTGCTTACCTCTAGCGGATCTGCGCCTCAGTGGTCTGATCCTGCTGGGGTGACTGTTGGCTCTGCTACAAGCGCCACGTCGGCCACAACGGCCACCAATGTGGCTGGTGGTGCGGCCAACAAGATTGTCTACAACACGGCAGCCGGAGTCACCAACTTCATTGATGCGCCGGTAACTACTGGCCACTACCTGAAGTGGAACGGGTCTGCGTTTGTTTGGGATGTTGCCGGAACTGGTACGGTTACCTCAATTGATGTCTCTGGCGGCACGACCGGCCTGACGACTTCTGGCGGCCCGGTCACCACGTCTGGGACGATCACGCTTGGCGGGACTTTGGCTGCCACGCACGGCGGCACGGGCATTACTGGTTATGGCGTTGGTGACTTGGTTTATGCCAACACCACGACCAGTCTGGATCGCCTGCCGATAGGTGTTAGCAGCCGCATCCTTACGTCTAACGGCACGGCTCCTGTCTGGACTGATCCGAGTGGCATTACGGTTGGAAGCGCCACTAACGCCACAAATGCAACCAACGTAGCGGTCACGTCAACCGGCACGAACGCAAACTTCTATATTCCGTTTGTGGCTTCTTCAAGTACCGGCAATCAAGCGCTTGGTGTGGATGCGGGGCTTTCCTACAATCCATCAACTAATGCGATTACCTCAGGAATCTCTGGAGGAACCTTCTAAATGGCACAGACTGGATATACCCCAATTCAGCTTTATCACAGCACGACGAGCACTGCGGTTCCGAGTTCTGGCAATCTGGCCAGTGGTGAGTTGGCCATCAATATTGCCGATTCGGACATGGCGCTTTACGCCAAGAATGCCTCTGGAAGCGTCAAAAACCTGATCAATAACCCGGTTGGCCTGAAGTACCCGATCTCTGACGGCACGGCCAATCAGGTTATCAAGACCGATGGTTCTGGAAATCTTTCTTGGGTAAGCCTTACTTCTGGCGCGGCGGTATCAAACGATACGAGTACGGCTAGTGATCTCTACCCGCTGTTCTCCAACGCAACGACGGGAACGCCCTCGACCATTTATACGAGCAACGCCAAGCTGCTCTATAAGCCTAGCACGGGGGATTTGAAGGCATCTCAAATGATTGCCACCAATGGCTTGATGCTCAACAACACGACGGTATCTGCAAGCTATACCGTGCCTTCTGGGTCAAACGCCATGTCGGTTGGCCCGATTACTGTGTCGTCGGGGCAAAGCGTTACCGTATCTTCCGGCCAACGCTGGGTTGTTCTGTAAGGAATTAGCATGAGCACGATTGCAGCAGGAACTACAGCAGGAACCGCGCTGGTAAACACCGGAGACACGACTGGTGCGCTGGTACTTCAGACCAACGGCACGACCACCGCTCTGACGCTCAGCACAAGCCAAGCGGCCACTTTTGCCGGGAATATTGTCTATTCCAAGGCGGTCACGGAAGGGATTTTCGCTCTTGGCACGTCTGGCTCTTTGGCGCTGAACCCGGCAAACGGCACCATCCAGACCTGTGCGCTGACTGGGAACCCGACTTTTACGGACTCTTTGTCTGCCGGTCAGTCCATCGTCCTGATGCTGACAAACGGAGCTTCGTACACCGTCACATGGCCTACCATTACGTGGGTTACCGCAACGGGTAATAGCGCTCCGACTCTGAGTGCGGCAAACACGCTGGTGTTCTGGAAAGTAAGCACTACCCTGTACGGCGCGTTGGTCGGGAGTTATGCGTAATGCTGATCAAGAGCCTGCAAGCCGCAGCAGGTAATGCGGTACCGACTGATCCAAACTTTGAGTACGTCACCATGCTGCTGCACGGTGATGGGACGAACGGTGCCCAGAACAATACATTCATCGACAGCAGCACCAACGCCTTCACCATCACCCGCAACGGCAACACCACGCAGGGTACGTTCAGCCCGTATGGGTCGAACTGGTCGAACTACTTTGCGTACAACTCAACGGCGGTTAACTACCTCGTATCAAGCAGTGTTTCGTTGTCTGGGACATTTACGATTGAAGGGTACGTATATTGGGACGGTGTTGGAAGTTTGCCAAATATGTTTACGGTTGGCGACAGCGCGTTGTCAACAGGTCTTGAAGTTTATTTAAGTAGCGGTAATTGGGTTGTTTATTCCAATGGGGCGTCAAGAATTACAGGCGCCGCTGGAGTTGTTGGACAATGGACGTATATTGCTGTTACGCGATCTGGATCAACTGTGACGCTGTATATCAACGGCGTGTCTCAAGGAACATGGACATCTTCTGCTACTTTTAGCGGAACCATTAAGGTGGGCGCTGAG